GGCTCTTCACCCATGAAGGACAGGGTGTCCCAAAACCCGCCGTAGTACCCGCTGGCAGTTATGTGGAGGCCACCGTCCAACTGCGATGAGTAGTCGTCCTTCGTCTCGCCCTCAAAGACGGAGCGAGTCGGGACGCCACAGCGATCGCAGGGGTAGCGCTTCGACGGATCAACCGGGTGGTGTTCGTGTGTCATAAGTAGGTGAGCAGTTTCGCCTCTTACTCGGGAGGGTCGATGGTCCCTGACCATCTGGTTGTACCTCTACCTTATCGGATGCGTGCGCTGGTGTCAAGGGTTCATCTGATGAAATCGCCTTGGGCAGTGCGAAGCCCCGTGGATGCGGACAGATGGACAGACGAAAACCCCCGCTCCCTTCGGAACGGGGGCACCCGGGGGCCGGACCTACCAGCGCTCTCCGGCGAAGGTCGGGTCGATCCAGTCGGGGGCGATGTCGGAGGTGACGCCGTAGGTGCGATTGATTCGCTCGAACTCTTTGACCGCTTCGGCGTAGTGCTTTGAGCACTTCGGGAAGGTCTTCCAGTCCGACGGGCGATCCCAGAAGGTGATTTCGCCTTCGCAGGTGCCTTCGCCGTAGTCCTTGTTGCAAGTGATGGTCGTGGTCATGTCCTCATCCTACTTGCCCGTCAAGGAGTTGTCAAACTGATTGGTGGGGGGCTTCTGTTGCCACGCGCCCCCCGAGCGCCGAGTCTGAGTCAGTCTGAGCCCACGAGTGCCCACGGCTCCCAACCGAAGTCGCGCGGTTCCCCGAGCGTGTAGTTGGTGTTGGCCGTGAGGGCGTATCGAAGCAAGAAGTGCAAGTCTTCCAGCGTCGATGTCTCCGTGATCGGAGAGCCGTCCTCTAGGACTTCGTGACCGGTCACCGAGTCAGCGGTGAGGACGTATCCTCGACCACGCTTCGACTCGATGATCGCCCATCCTTCAACATGTGGCATGTCTATTCACCCCCTTTCCTGGGATTCGTATTTTGTTCTTCACCCTTTAGACGGTCTGAGTGGGTCCGATCCGACCGGAATAGGCCGTCACTATGTAGAGGCCGCGAGCGGGTCCGATCCGACCGAAACCTCTCCCACTACTTAGTGGCCGTGGAGAGGTCCGATCCGACCCAAACTCCCGAGGTAATCTGAGGCGGTGACCACCGAGCATCGCAAGGCCCCACGACGCACGATCGAGAGCATCGACCGCAAGGGCATCCACGGCTCAGTCAAGTATCACCACCTGCTGGAATGTGGTCACACAGAGATCCGCACCCGAGCGTCGAGAGCGCCCAAGTTGGGCTGTGCGTGGTGCTTCCGCACGGCGGAGAAGGAGCGTGATGTCGGGGCTGTCACGCTGAGTCCGATGAGAACCCTTGACTACGATGAACGGCTGGGTCAGAATGAGGTCCAAGTCGCCCGTCTCCGTGGATCTCTAGCGTCGGCGCTGGGCGTGCCCATCGAAGCAGTCGACCTAGTGGTAACGGAGAGAGGAGCAGACCTGACCGTGGAGTCAGCAGTCGTGTTCCTGTCCCCCGGAGACATCGATCGTCTGGCCCGTGACTGACCTCCCCCGCTTCATGAACGAGGATGGTGCTGCGCCACCTAAAGGTGGTGCTTGCAATGGCAAGCCAACCGAGTGGTGGTTTCCAGAGTTCTCTCGGTCCATGACAGCCGTCGAGAAGCACGAGACCCTCAAGATCGCAGCACGAGCGATGAAGGTCTGCAGAGAATGTGATGTTTCAACAGAGTGTCTCGACTATTCGTTGGGACACGAACCGTTCGGCATTTGGGGTGGGCTTGACGAACAGCAGCGGTTGACGATCCGCGTCGCTAGAGGGATTCAACCGTCCTACCGCACCCATGCGGGTCTGCGCCCTACAAGATCTAAACGGATGCCGTATGTATCAACACACGGATGATCTGCTCGCTCGCCTAGACGGCGTAGTCACATCGGCCAACGGCTGGGAGGCACGATGCCCATGCCGGCAGGACGACCGCAACCCATCGCTATCCGTCCATGAGAATGACGACGGACAGGTACTTCTCCACTGCCATCGCAACGGAGGCTGCAGTACTAATGACATCCTCAACGCTGTCGGTCTAGGGATCACGGACCTCTTCGACAAGGATCCGAAGAAGGCAGCCGGCCGCGAGTACCCGAAGATCGAGCAGAAGAAACTCAAGTTCGTCGCTGCTTACGACTATCAAGATGCTGACGGTGCTCTGTTGTTCCAAAAAGTCCGCTTTTCGGAGCCCGACGGTAAGAAAACTTTCCGGCAAAGGAAGCCCGACGGGAAAGGCGGCTGGGATTACAAACTCGGCGACACGCCGAAGGTCCTTTACAACCTGCCTAGTGTCCTTAGGCAGAAGGAGGACGAACTACCCGTATGGGTGGTGGAGGGCGAGAAGGACTGCGACACGCTCAACCGGCTGGGTGCCTGTGCGACAACCATGCCGGGTGGTGCCGGTAAGTGGCTGGACTTACACACCCGTGCGCTCGCCGGAGCGACAGTCGACATCATCGTCGATAACGACGAGCCAGGGAAGCGGCACGCAGCCGACGTAGAGATCAAACTCCGTGAGGCCGGCTGTGACGTAGCCGTATGGATCTGTCCCGAAGAGAAAGACATCACTGATCACATCGCAGCGGGTGGCACGACCGAGCAACTGGTGCCGTTCATCCTTGAGAACTACGGGGACACTCCGCTACCAGAAGTTGAAGAAATCGAAGAGGCACCGTTCTCACCCGTGGACGACACGCTCTCTCAACTGCGTGGACTGTTAGACGACGCCACACGATCACCTGCGAGCATCATGCACAAGGCAGCGTTGCTGTTGGGCACAGCAGAGGAAACGCCCGATGCGAACCAAGGCCGGCTGGTCATGTGGGACGACTTTGTTGCTGAGGACACCGACGACTCTTACGACTGGCTAATACCGGGGCTGCTCGAGAGGCGTGAGCGGATCATCGTGGTAGCAGCAGAAGGCATCGGTAAAACGATGCTCCTTCGGCAGTGCGCCATCCTCCCTGCGATGGGCGTATCGCCGTTCACCTTTCAAGAGATGCCACCCATACGCACTCTCAGCGTTGATCTTGAGAACCCCGAGCGGATCATCCGACGCACATCACGCAACATCATCGGCGCGGCCAAATCGATGGGATACGAGCCGAATCTGGACGCCCATCTCTACATGAAGCCCGACGGATTCGACCTCATGAAGATGCCCGATCGGCTGCTCCTAGAGAGCAAGATCGAAGAGGTCAAACCCGACCTGCTCCTACTAGGGCCGCTCTACAAGGCGTTCGTTGATCCCGGCGGTCGGACAAGCGAAGCCATCGCCACCGAAGTTGCCAAATACCTAGACACCCTCCGTGCCATCTACGGGGTGGCCCTGTGGCTAGAACATCACGCCCCACTGGGCACGGGAACGAATCGTGACATGCGCCCATTCGGTTCTGCTGTGTGGTCCCGGTGGCCAGAGTTCGGAATAGCGATGACACCCGATCCGACGAATGTGGGAGAATATGTATATCGGATCTCCCATTTCCGTGGTGCCCGTGACGAAAGACATTGGCCGGCTACCATGAAACGTGGGATCAAGTTCCCATTCGAAGTGATTGATTGGATGTCGCACTAATGGCGGAAGAAACTAAGGCCACAATCACCCGTGAGTTCTTAGCCGAACGTGATGTTCGTATCTTCAAGATGAAGCAGGCTGGCGTAGCCAGTCAGGAGATTGCCCGTAGATTCGGCGTCAGCGTTGCCACCGTGGGCCGTTCCGTGAATCGGCAACTCGAAAAGTTGAACTCTGAGGCACTTTTGGCGTATCCCGAGGTGCTTCGTATGGAGTTGGAGCGTTTGGACGCTCTGCAAGCGGCGATTTGGCCGATGACTCAACATCGGCGTGTCACGTTGGATGACGGAACAGACGTTTCGGTAGAGCCGGATATGAAGGCGATTCAGCAGGTCCTCTCCGTGATGGACCGTCGTAGTAAGTTGCTGGGTATGGAAGTCCAGCAGAAGCAGGTAAACGTGCAGGTTGGGATTGACGGAGTTACCGATTCGATCCGGCTCGCTATGGCAGGAGAGAAGGCTCTGCCTAGTGCTAGTGCACATTCACCCGAGCAGGAAGCCAAGCAACTGCTGGCCCTCATGGTGAAATCGGGCGTTGTCTCACCCACAGAGGTAGAAGGCGCATTAGGAAGAATCGCATCTCAGGACTTGCTGGAAACAGAGGTCGTTGATGCAGAGATAGTGGAGGATGATGATGGCGACTGAACCTATGGGTGTCAAGGGTGGTGATCCGGCGGTGACGGGTGACGACTCGATACAGGTCTCTATGGCGGTACCTCTACCCCCTATGCCCCCTACAACAGCACCACCCGTGCGCGCACCACGCAACAAACTGCATCCTGATGCCTCCAACTGGAACACACCAGATGAGGTACCTGAGATACCCGTGGGGCCTGCAATCGATGAGTCCTTGATCTCAGAGGCCGAGGTGGGAGATCCCGCTCACGACGACAACATCGAGGCTGCGATGGCTCAGGTGGCAGAGGACATGGACCTCACAGTGTCCACCAGGGTGAGCGACGATGATGGGCCGGCTGACAAGCAGATCCTCATACGGGCCACTGAGAGCGACAGGGAACGGTGGAAGCGTGCTGCTGAGGTGGCCGAGGTATCCCTGTCTGCCCTCATCAGAAACACCATGAACATCAAGGTCACCGATATCCTCGATTGCTCACACCCCATGCAGTTTCGACAGGAGTACCCATGGGCTTCCTTCTGTACCAAGTGCAACATACGTCTAAGCGGATAGGGGCAGGGGTGTGGACAGGGGTAGGGGGTAAGGGTTGCTAGTCAGCCTTGAGACATGGGAGTACGAGCATGCCTCTCAGGTAGGGGCACGCCGATACACGGCCAACTGGGGCAAGGACGACGCCCCCTGGTATGACGACAGGCGGATGGAGGATGACCGCACCGCTCAGGTGGCAGCAGCAGTATGCGAACTGGCTGTGGCCAAGACCACCAACCGCTACTGGCATGCGCACATATGGCATGCGACCGAGCATC